TGTGGGCTTGGGTGACTCTGGGTAATTTAAACCTGCTGGGTGTTGGCACAAACCTGAAGTTCTACATTGAGCGTGGCGGCGTTTACAACGACATCACTCCCATCCGTGAAACGGTAACCCTGACCAACCCGTTTACAGCAACAAATGGCTCCACCACCATTACGGTGGCTGACACAGCCCACGGGTGCATTACGGGCGATTACGTCACCTACAGTGGTGCGGGTATTACCGGACTTGGCGGGAACATTACGGCCACCGTCCTAAAGGGCGAGTTCCAAGTTACGGTCATTAACATAAACAGCTACACCATCACTGCATCAGTTGCGGCCAATGCCACAGATGCGGCAGGCTCTCCCGGCGGTGGGTCAGTCGTTACCCAGTACCAGATCAACACTGGGCCTTCATTCACCGTTCCGCTGACGGGCTGGGGCACTGGGCCTTGGGGCTATGGAACATGGGGTAACGGCCAAGTACAGACCGATGCTATGCGGTTGTGGAGTCAAGTTAACTTTGGTCAGGACTTAATATTTGGCCCACGGGTTGGGGCTATTTATTATTGGAACGCCAACCTTGGCGTGGCGGCTTCAGAGTTCACAGTGACTATTGCAAACCCTGCTGTGGTTACGTTTTCCTCACTAAGCAGTGTCCCTAACGGAACGGCAATCCAACTCACCACTACGGGTGCTTTGCCAACTGGCTTGGCTGTAGGCACGGTCTACTATGTGGCTGGCTCCTCTGGGGCAACCTGTAATCTGACCGCCACCTTTGGCGGTGTAAACATTATCACCACCGGGACACAGTCTGGCACTCATTCTGTCTCTCCACGGGGCATAAACATCGTCAGTTTGGCAAGCGCTTCTGCTTGCCCAATCATCCAAAACTACATCACGGTGTCTGATACAAGCCGGTTCGTGTTTGCTTTTGGAACCAATGATTACGGCTCAACAACTCAAGACCCCATGCTGATCCGCTGGTCTGATCAAGAGTCTGTGGTGAACTGGACACCTGCTGCCACCAATCAGGCGGGTAGCCTTCGCCTGTCACATGGCTCTGAGATCATTACAGCCATGCAGGCCCGTCAAGAGGTGCTGGTCTGGACGGACTCATCCTTGTATTCCCTGCAATATGTTGGTGCGCCGGTAGTGTGGGGTTCTCAGCTTGTGGGCGACAACGTTTCCATAGCATCTGAAAACTCAGTGGCATATGCCAACGGCGTGGCCTACTGGATGGGCGTGGACAAGTTTTACAAGTACCAGGGAACAACCCAGACTCTGAACTGTGACCTGTGGCAGTATGTCTTCCAAGACATCAACAAACAGCAGTTTGACCAAGTGTTTGCCGGGACAAATGAAGGCTTCAATGAAATCTGGTGGTTCTACTGCTCTGGCACAAGCACCACGGTGGATAGCTATGTAATCTTCAACTACGCAGAAAACCAAGGCCAGGGGTGCTGGTATTACGGCTCTTTGGCCCGTACAGCATGGCTGGACTCTGGCTTGAGGGACTACCCCCTTGCCGCCACCTATGAGAAAAATCTGGTTGACCATGAGGTTGGCGTGGATGACAACACCACAGGAACGGCTGTGGCAATGGAGTCCTTTATTACCTCCGCAGAGTTTGATGTGGAAGACGGAGATCGGTTTGGATTTATTTGGCGTGTGTTGCCTGATGTGAAGTTTGTTGGCTCAACCGTTACAAACCCACAGATCACCATGTATCTCAAACCCATGCAGAACTCTGGCTCTGGGTACAACGTCCCGCCATCTCTGGCCGGGTCAGACAACGCTACTGTCACTCGCACGGCAACTGTTCCAATTGAAGCGTTTACAGGTCAGGTGTACATCAGAGTGCGTGGCCGTCAAATAGCCGTGGAGTACAGGTCAACAACCTTGGGCGTTCAGTGGCAGGCTGGCTCACCCCGTATTGACATTCGCCAGGACGGCAGACGATGACTGACATTCGCAAGTTTGTAGCGCCTGCGCTATCAACTGTACCGCTTGCGTATGAGAAGCTGAACGAAGATTTGTTCCGCAACATGCTGCGCCTGTACTTTAACCAGATTGACAGCGCAACCCAACAACTCATCACGAACAACAATCTGCTGTATTCTGTTTACACAGTGGCTACGCTGCCCAGTGCAGCTACCAGCGGCAAGGGCACAAGGACATTTGTGTCTGATGCCTTGGCTCCAGTGTTTGGATCAACTGTGGTGACCGGTGGGGCGGTGGCTACACCCGTGTATTCTGACGGCACGAATTGGAAGGTGGGTTGATATGAAGACAGAAGCCGAAATCATCCGAACTGAAATTGAAATTGGCGGCGCTAACATTGGCTGGGAGGCGGCGTATCAGCAGGTGCAAGAGATGCGAAAAGACCCCAGAAATCGGGTTGTTCGATTCAATGACAGCATCTTTGTGGCAACCGCCGTCGAGCCCGGCGTAGCCAAGTTCTTTATGTGCAATGCAGATACGTTGGGTAATATGCACAAAAGCCTCAAAAGCTTTTTTGACTTAATGTCTGAGGGAAACAAGAAGTTGCTTTGGACAACCAAGCGAAAAGCAATGGTCAGGATGCTTAACAAAACAGGCTACCAAATTAAATACAGTTTGGTGGACGGCCTGTATACCGGCGAGGTAATTTTATAATGTGTTGGGACGACGTTTCAAAAACTCTCGGTACAGACAGCGGCAGTGCGGGAACTGCAAAAGCAACCAGCGGGAATATTATTTCCGGTGTTGATAACCCATTCCAAAGCGCCGACAAAGTTTGGCTACCCGGCGCTGGTGGGCTAAACCCGCTCAACTCACAATCAGCGGTTGGCCAACTGACCAAAGACCTTGGCGCTTTAAATCCATATAACCCGGACTCTGTTGCTGGCAAAGTTGTCAACAACATTGGTAAGGATATGGCTAAAGACCCGGCTAAGTGGGTTGCCATTGCGGCCTGCATTGCAACGGGTCAGGTTCAATTTATTCCGTACATTAATGCAATAGCAACAGTTACAAGCAAAGAAACTAGCCCCGAAGATTGGCTGAAAGAAGGGGCGAAGGCTTATGTTATTTCTGCTGGTGGTGAATGGGTTCAAAACAACGTAACAGGTGTAGGCCCGCAGACAGACATAACAACGGGCGAAACTTTTGCCGGTACTGGTGCGTCAGGGGCAATGAATTCGGCTAAGGCTGGAGCAGTCGCGGGCAACATCTCTCGAAACATTTTTGCCACCGCCGCACGCCAAGGCAATACAGATATAAACAGCGCTCAAATTGTCACCGGGGCAATTACCAGCGAAGCGTTGAACGAGGCATTCAAGACTATGCCTGGGTTTGATGGGTTGACCAGGGATGAGCAGTCAGCCACGGTCAATGCCTTTAAGGTTGCTTTTAACAAAGACAGCAATGCCGCCTATCAATTGTTTAACCAGGGGTTTGATGCCACCGTAAAAGGGTTGAACAAAGCCGCAACATATGCAGGGTACAAAGATTTAAACGAACGAAATGCGGTAAACAATTTTGTCATGGCGGGCGGTAGCAAAGAAGACATTGACGCACTAACCCAAAGAGAAAAGGCATCAGAAACCGCATGGACTGGCTATCAGCCTGAACTAGATAAATACAACACTTGGAATGAAAAGGTTGCCAAATATAACGATGACTTGGCACGATACAGCCAAGTTATGCCCTACCGCGATAAGTTGGCGTTATATAAATCATTGCACGCAGACTATGCTTGGATGTCAGAGGCCAAAAATCAGCCCATAGCGTATGACGAGTTATACAGCATGTGGGAGAACTCCAGCACGCTATGGAATGATGCGTCCACTTATGCGGGCAATTTAAAAACCTTGCAAGACCAGGGCTGGGACACTCTTGCCCAGCAAAAAGCAGCAGCAGCCGCTGGGTATACAACACCTGAAGCCTACGACACATACCTGACGGACAAAAAAGCCGCAGAGACAGCAGCCGCAGAAGAAGCCGCACGGCAAGCCGCTATTGAAGAGCAGAATAGGTTGGATGCAGAAGAAGCCGCACGGCAAGCCGCTATTGAAGAGCAGAATAGGTTGGACGAAGAGGCTCGGCGCAAAGCGGCGGAGGAGCCTGAACCTGATCCCACACCGGACCCAGAGCCTGAACCTGATGTCTGTGCCGAAGGTTGGCATTGGGACGGCAGCATGTGCGTGCCCGACGATGAGGAGCCGCCTGAAAAGCCTGAAGACTGCCAAGAGGGCTACGTATATGATTTTGCGTCTGGAGCATGCGTTCCAATAGACGGCAAAGAACCAATAGAAGGCCCGGAAGACTGCGCCGAAGGTTGGCATTGGGACGGCAGCAAGTGCGTATTGGACGACGATGTAGGGGAACCCACTGACTGCCCTGAGGGCTATCTGTACAACATGGAGACCCGGAGTTGTGAGTCAATCAGCGACCCAACGCTCCCCAAGATTCCTACAATAAGGCTCCCCAAAACGCCGACGACGCCCAAAACGCCGACGACCACACCCAAAACGCCGACGACTCCGACGACTCCGACGACCCCAACAACTACAGACCCCAACCAAAATAATATGGCGCTGTTTGCATTGATGGCGTCTTTGGGAGAACCGGCGGCGCAACCATCAACCGCTAAAAACGACAATTCATTAAAGCCGTTTGACTTCACTGGTGAGTTTGACGTTAACCCGTTTGCAAAAAACAAGGACAAAGACTTCACCAGCGAGTTTGATGCAGACCCGTTTGCAAAAGAAGAAACCGGATTTAAAATGGCCCACGGTGGGTCGGTGGATGAATTGTTAGAAATTCTGAGAAGGAATTGATATGGCGCTGTTTATAAACGAATATGGGGACTACGAAGATGACGGCATGGGCGACCCCAATGACTTCACAATCATAGACCCCGGCGTTTTCACTGGCGGAACAGACCCGGGAGACCCTGACACTACTGATACTCCCACCCCTGGAGACGTTGGTGGTGGTGTCACCGATGAGGATTGGGATACTTACCGCGCCCGGATTGAAGTCCTTCGGCCAGGGGCAACTATTGATGACCAGAAAGAATTTGGTACTTGGGCCAAAGCCAAAGGTATTGCACAAAGTACTATAGATAGCCTCAAGACCGCGTTCAAAAAGCCTGACGGGTCAATTAACTGGGCGGCACTTGGCGGTGTTGCAGGCGCATTGTCGTCCGCAACTGGGATAGGCCAGCAGAAAACCACTGGTGGCTACGCCGGAAACATCCCAAACTACGCCGTATCCAAGGCAGCTATTAACTACAACGACCCAAATCGCCGTCCCGGAGCGGGAGGGCGCGACTACTTTACCGCCCCCAGGTATGCAACAAACCAAGCGGGTTTGGATGCCGCAAACGCGGCCACCATGGCGGACGCGCAAGGCATCTTGAGCGGGTACAAAAAGACCACGGCAGACGAAGCTGCAAACCCATACACCAAAGCAGGCGTTACGGCGTTGGCAACACCTTGGGCTAAAACAAGCACCGCCACGGAGGCTGCACCTACTACCACTGCGGGCGCATCTAGCGTAAAGTCCATGCTGCCTACCCCGGAAGATGCGGTGGCGTGGTACAAGCAAAACTCACCCTATGATGGACCTAAAACTATGGCAAGCGGCGGCATAT